ACGATTGTATTCCATTAAACTAAAGATAGGATATGGGCTGTGTTCTAATGAATGGCGTATGAAAATAAAATCAACACTTTCATCATAGTATCCATCTTTTTGTGGTAAGAAACTTAAATCATACTTTGCAATTGTATGCCCATTATCTTCACAAATTTTAATATCCCCGGGACTTAGTGTTACTCCAACTAAGTCGGTATAACCACGTTCTTTCATTTCATCTAAGAAATATCCTGGGCCGCAACCCAAATCTAGTATCTTAGCATCTTTGGGTAGATTTAATGGATCAATGTATTGTTTTGTTATTTGTGTAGTTAATGTTTTGTGCATTTGACTATCACCCTCATCATATATGTGAGCAGTGTATAGCCATTCGTTGTAAAACTTTAGCTTAATTAGGTCTAGGGTGTTGTTAATATCAATCATGCTATTATTTAAGCATGATTCACTACACTAATTTATTTTCTTTTGTAACCTTTAAAGGGTTTTACGGTGCTAGTTTTGTTTGTATCTTCAGGTTCTGTACTTCTGTGGTCACGCACCAATGAAGTTACATCACTAGGTGATACAGTATTAAATGCCTGTTTCATCATGTTATGTTCTTCTTTTGTGTAAGGATAAGCCATATTGTTTCTGCCAGCAAAACTTTCATCGTCCATATCTAGTGCTTTGGTGCTTTTTCCATCAGCCATAGCAGTAGCTTTCATTATTTGATTCAAATGATATATTCTATCAGTACCATCATCACGAAATTTATATGCACCTTGGATGGCAGCAGCATGATGGTCGTGCATCTTTCCTTTTTTAGATTCATTTAGAAATTCTTCTGCTCTCATTTTGGATACCCTTTAAAGCCCTTAATCGGGCTAACTTTATCTACATCAGTGCTTTCTTCACTTTTATTAGTACTAATTAATACTTTAGTACCAGGTACACCTGTTTCTTTCATCGCATAGTCAATATCTTTTTCAATCTCACCATCCATATATGAACTTACAATCATATTCTCTCCCCATGGAGTTTCTTTTTCAAAATTATAAGCTGGGATATTATCCTGCACTCTTTCTAGTTGACCACGTGCTCCGGCTAGTGCAACACCAAATCTATACTGTTTGTAAAAATCACTGTTAGGTAAACCCGGAATAATATATGTACCTGGCAACGCCCTAGCAACATCAACTGATAATGCAGCACGGTTTTCTGTTATAAATTCTTTTGCTCTCATACTGTGACTTGATTTTCAGTCTGTATATTGAAATTGTTTTCTGTATCTAATATTAGAGGATCAACCACACTATCTGTAATCAAGTTCAATCCGAGAATAGGAACTCCTGTCCAAGTAATCTGTGCTGATATAAAGTGAAAGATTGTAGTGTCTACTAACGGATTAACTAGTATTCTTACATTAGAATTAGCTATGTCCATTTCATATCCAGTAAGAGCATTACCATTGAATAGCGTATTGTGACCATTCCATTTTAATCCCGAACCATCATTTATTACTGATACATTTAACATTATGTTTTCAGTGTCAGTGGTCACGGTATCATTAGAATTAATCTGAAATATACCTTGTGTAAATGTTTCCACTGGGGCTTCAAATATAACCTGGCCTGCTGTAGTTCCAGTAGAATATGCGTTTGATGTAAAAAATCCAGTACTGAATAACTGTGTGAAGTTATTGTTAATCTTTGCAAAGGCTGTGCGTAACGGATCACCTTCCCCATCATTGGGTTGCGCGCCTATATTGATTAATTGTTGAGTCATGTCTAAATCCTAAACTATAGTGTATTTATCACTATTTAGGATTAGTTGACTTCTTCAAAAATCTTCTTTTGAATGTTATACCATTCAATCCAAGATTCTGTTTTTTCAGCACACAAGTGATATGTTTCGTAATTTCCTACAATAGACTTGGTCAAGTCAATTATACTTACTTTGTCCCCATCAATTGTTTTTAGTTCTTTGGGGCAGCTTTCTAACAACGTGTCTGGTACACTTGGAAATTTAGCAGTGACCGGGACAAATACGCTACACCCTGTTAACAATAACGCAATAACTACTACTATATATCTCATTTCTTCACCTCACTACGCATCTTTGCAGCATCGTTAACCGCTTTAAGTATTGGTTCAGGAATTGCTGGGCACATTTCAACGTATTTGATAACATCTTGATTTTTCACCACTTCTCTATCTACGTATTCAATAATAGTTCTACTCTTCCCTTGTATTTTCTTAGTCTTTTTAACTATTCTTTCTACAATTTTTACGTTTTGTTCTTGGCTTTTTGCTTCTGCTATTGCTAGTTTAGTTTCTACCTCTTTGACTCTAGCTTGCCAAATAAGATTGTCTGCTATACCGCCCTCTAGATACAATGCCGCTGATAGTAGTAACAAACTGAGTATTCTAATAGGTATGATGTATGTTTTTACAAAAGGAATCATCCCCAGAACAAATCCTACAACGGTTCCTATAACCCCCGCTGTTAACATTAGATGAAAGACCCAATTGGGTAGTATTGACAATATCCACATACACTTATTTATCTGTAGAATTCTATAACTTTATCTGCTACATGTTCTACTTCTTCGTCTGTTAATTCAGGATACAATGGTAAACTCAACACACCCCTACTAAGCATTACGCTGGTACTTAACATGTCAGGTTTTACTAAATTTTTACTAATCGGCAAGTCACTCAATGTATATTCATAATGAATTTTTGATTCTATTCCGTCAGTTATCAAATGCGTGTGTAATGAATTTCTATCCGGCATGTACATTACAAATTTTTGATGAGCATGCGGCCCTATTGTATCAGTCAAACAACGTAACGGTAAATCTTTAAAGCAATCAATCCAATAGTTAGCTATCTCATGTCTACGGTCTTGCCATTCATCAATGTATTTTGTTCTGACTAGCAATTGAGCGCAATCTTGTTCACTCATTTTAGTATTAGTTCCAGGATGTGAAAAATCAGTTGACTTTCCGTTATCTTTGTAATTCATAGCGAATCTATATAATGCTTCACTATTCGTTACTATGGCTCCACCATTACCTGAACTTGGTAAGTTCTTTGTAGGGTCAAAACTAATTGCCATACCACTACCAACATCACCGTCTGCACACAACCAATGTTGTGCTCCATCTACAATGCAAGAATAATTATCAGGATATACTTTACCGGCCCACGGTTTCCTACCATATAATCCTACTAAACAAATATATGTGTCAGTATTAACATTAATAATCCCATGTCTATCAGTGTCAATCAATTCTACTTTCCATCCTGCATTCATGAATGCATTAAGTGTCGCGGGGTAAGTTAGGTTAGGTAGCTTGATTGTAGGTGTGCCGTTATTGTTTTCTCCGTGCAATAATAATTTGTGTCTAGCAATTATCTCTAGTGCTTGACTACCGCTATGTACAGTTATAGCATGTGTAGTCTTTGTCTTAACTGCTAGCCAACTTTCAAACGAACGAGTATATATCCCACCCACAAGTTGTCCAGTACTTAATGCACGGTCAGTTGCATCAAGCAATTCTTCTTTGAGATTCTTATACTGTCTTGCTAGACCAAAATGGGGAATTTGATAGCCACTCATAATATTTTTCAAAGCCTTCTTCTACATCTATTTTAGGATCAAATCCAAAGTCTCTCCGTGCAGCATCAATGTTCAGCGCACCTCGGCTAGGGAAATCAGCATCTTTGCTTCTTAGTTCAATAGTACCTTTACCTGCTAACTTCACGGCTAAGTTTGCCGCATCTAACAAAGTACGACTATGGCTCTTAGTAATGTTATAAGTTTTGTTATCTGTATTATCACTTAATGCAGCAGCAACAATTCCATCAGCAGCATCTTCTACGTAGGTAAAGTCTAATGTTTCGTTCTCCCCATTGACTTTTAATGTTCCCCCACGCATCGCGGTAAGCATGAATTTTGCAATAACTCTATCTTCAACATCTAATGGACCGTATACAGCACTGGGGCGAATAATAGTATGAGCCATGTAGTCATGGCGTGAATAATCTTTGACTAACCATTCACCAGCTAATTTCATAATACCATACTGTCCTTGTGGTTTGCAAATTGCATCCTCGGTTACATCATCAGTAAAGTCACCATACACCATTGAACTACTGATATATACAAACTTTCGTACATCATACTTTGTACTAGCTTCTAGTAAGTTAAGCAATCCTTCACTCATTACACGACTTCCCCATGCAGGGTTGGCATTGACTACTTTCTGTCTAGGGAAACTAGCCATATGAATGACTATTTCCGGTTCTTCAATACTAAAAATTCTGTCAATATCTTCTGTGCTAGAAATATCCTTAGTATAAACAAAACTCTTATCACCAATCTTCTTTTGACGTTCACGCATCAAATACTCAATCTCATCTTGCGGGATGATACCGTAGTTAGTTTTATTATCAACTATTGATACTATATGCCCTTGATCCTGTAATCTTTTAACTACGTTGTGTCCTATGAGGCCACAGCCTCCTGTTACTAGTATATTCATTTAAATTTTAAACTCCAGAATGTGTAATCTTTTGGTTTCAG